CGGGGGAGGACTCCGGCACCGACCCGCCCTCCGGCGGCGAGGACGCCGGAGACGGCAGCGACGGTGACGACGCTGGCGAGGACGGCACTGCCGACCTCCTGGCGAAGATCACCGCCGAGCGTGACGCCCTGCAGGAGAAGATCGCCGCGCACGAGCGCGAGCAGATGACCGAGCAGGAGAAGATCGCCGCCGACCGGGACTCCGCGGTCAAGCGCGCCGAGGACGCGGAGGCGAAAGTCGCCGCCCTCAACCGCGAGAAGCTCGTGGCGGAAGCGGCGGCGGCGGCGAAGCTCCCGCCGGCCATGGCTGACCGGCTCCGCGGCGAGACGAAGGAAGAGCTCGCGGCGGACGCCAAGGCCATGGCGGAGTCCCTCGGCTTCGACCGGTCTGCGGTGGATCCGTCACAGGGCAAGGGCTCTTCCGGCCCGATGACCCACCACTCCCTCGCGGACGCCCTGTCCGCCCACTACGGCACCGGCACCAGCCGGTAGCCACCACCAGAAAGGACCATCCCCATGGCCATCACCCTGGCTGACGCCAAGCTAAACACCCAGGAGGACTACGACCCGGCCGTCATCGACGAGTTCCGGAAGTCCTCCTCTCTCCTCGACGCGATGATCTTCGACACCGCGGTCAACCCCGCCCAGGGCGGCGCGACGATGACCTACGGCTACCGCCGCCTGGTCACCCAGGCCGACGCTGCATTCCGCGCGATCAACTCCGAGTACGCGGACTCCAACGTCACCACCGCCCGCTTCTCCGTCGACCTCGCGGTCCTCGGTGGCGCGTTCAAGATCGACCGCGTCCTCGCCAACCTCGGCCCGGCAGCCTCCAACGAGGTCACCCTGCAGATGGGCCAGAAGATCAAGGCCGCGAACACCGCGTTCGCTGACGCCGTGATCAACGGCGACACCGCCGTCGACGCCAACGGCTTCGACGGACTCGACAAGGCCCTCCTCGGCTCCGACACCGAGATCGGCGCCGACGACACCGTCGACTGGTCCGACTTCGACACCGACACCCGGGCCGAGCACAAGGCCCTCGACGTCATCGACGAGTTCCTCGGCAACCTCGACGGCACCCCGACCGTCATCCTCGGCAACAAGGCCACCCTCGCCCGCGTCCGCGCCGCCGCCCGCCGCGCCGGCCAGTACACCAAGGACCCGGTCGAGGACCTCGTCGGCGCCGGCGGCCGGCCGATCGAGCGCGAGTCCTACGGCGGAGTCACCTTCGTCGACCCGGGCAACAAGGCCGGCACCAACGACCCGATCATCCCGATCGACGCAGAGAAGGGCACCACGTCCCTCTACGCGGTCCGCATCGGCCTCGACGGCTTCCACGGAGTCACGACCACCACCGGTGAGCTCGTGCACTCCTGGCTGCCGGACTTCACTACCTCCGGCGCGGTCAAGCGCGGCGAGGTCGAGCTCGGCCCGGTCGCCGTCGCCCTCAAGGCGACGAAGGCGGCCGCCGTGCTGCGCAACGTCAAGGTTCGGTAGCCCCCATGAGGATCCGAGTCACCGCGCCGAACCGGCGCTTCAACGGACGGATCAACGAGGACGTCTTCTACCGCGGCGTCTGTGATGACGCCTCCGAGCGGAACCTGCCGTACTACATCAGGCAGGGCTACACCATCGGCGACACGGACACCGTCACGGAGAGCCCGGAACCGGACAATCAGCAGGACGCACCGGAGGAAGAGACCGTCGACGGGGACCAGGATCCCGCCGCGCAGGACACCGCCGACAGTGAGGCCGCCGCCGACGATAGGTCGGCCCCGGCCTCGCCGAAGCGCAACGCGCCGCGCGCGGTCTGGGCGGCGTTCCTCGCCGACCAGGGGATCACCGTCGCCGACGGCGCATCCCGTGACGAGCTGATCACCGCCTGGGAGCAGTCCCGGGGATAGGAGGTGAGTCCATGACCACACCGACCGACCCGACCGACCCGGCTGATCTGCCCGTCTATGCCACCGGCGAAGATGTCGCCGACCGGCTCGGAGGCATCGCACTGGGGGAGTCGGAGGGCCGCAAGGTCGCCCGCTTCCTGCGCACCGCCCACACCCGCCTGAGGCGACTCGACCCCACCCTGGACACTCGCGTGGCCACGGGACAGGTCGACGCCCTGGCGGTCGGCGACGTGCTCGTGGAGGCGGTCTACCGCGCCGTCGAGGACGACCGCATCGGCTGGCGGGTCCGCAGCGAGGGATGGCCAGAGGCCACCACTGAGTTCGACACCAGCCAGTCCGAGCGCGGCGTCTTCTTCACCGACGACGAGCTCGCCGACATCGGCATCGACGGCACCACCGACGGAAACCAGGGCGCGTGGACGATCAACGGATGGCGGACCAGGGGGCAGCAATGACCCCTGAGGCTTTCGCCGCCCGCTGCTCGGAGGCTTACGCCCCGATGGTCGCCCGCCGGGTCACCAACCCCGACACCGGAAACCACCGGGACATCCTCACCCCAGGCGACCCCGTCCCCGGCCTCCTGCAGCGACGTGATCCTGACGCCGCGCAGGCCACCGCCGACATCGGTTCCGGCAAGACCGCGACGATCCAGCAGCGACTCCTCCTCCTCGCAGGCGAACACCGGTACCCCCAGGGCACCGTCTTCGTCGCAGGAGACGGACGCCGCTGGGTCGCCGACGCCCCCGCGATCCCCCGCACCACCCCACGCCGACCATGCCCCTACACGGTCATCATCGTCACCCGCAGCACCCAGACCACCACCCCGTAGGAGGTGAAACCACCGTGCCCGCATCCGCCCGACTGACCATCTTCGACCAGCAGGCCCGCCAGGAAGCACGGCAGCACTCCCAGAAGGGCCTGCTGAAGATCGCCAACGAAGCCGCCGGCCAAGCCAGGGCCGCAGCCCCGGTCCTCACCGGCGCCTACCGAGGCGGAATCAGCGTCGCCCACTCCGGCAGCCGGGTCTCCATCATCGACACCGACCCCACCGCCATCCACAAGGAGTACGGCACCAGCGACACTCCGCCCCACGCCGCCCTCACCGACGCCGCCATGCGCGCCGGGGAGTACCGGGGCATGATGCCCCGCGGCATGACCCGGCGGAGTAGACGGAGGCGCCGATGAAGGGGCCGCTGCCGTACATGCTCATCCCTGTCCGTCGCCTCCTGCTCGACGAGGAGGAGTTCGTGAGCCTGCTCGACGGGGGCACGGTCACGACCCGTGACCTGCCCTCCGAGCTGACCGCACCGGCGGTCCTGATCCGGTCGATGTGGCAGGACGGCGAGGATGCGCAGCTGCGCAACCCCGCCATCCAGGTCATCGCCGTCGTCCCGGACAACTACGCCCCGGAGTCTGGCCCGCACGCCGGGAAGGACCCCGACGAAGCCGCCTGGGACATCGTCGCCCGCGCCGCGACCATCCTCGACTTCTCCCGGAGCCGGGAGTTCCGAGGGGCGGCGTGGCGCGCGTCCTGGACCGAGGGCCCGGTCTCCGAGGTCGGCTCCGACCGGGACGCGACCCACCCGCTCTACACCTGCACGATCACCGTCCAGATGACGGTGGTACCCCCCGACACGCTCTAGAAAGGAGCGATCATGTCCAACTTCGCTAACCCCGAGGCAGCACAGATCTGGCTCGACGGCGACGCCTTCCGCGCCCCCGAGAACACCCCCATCCCGAACCTGTCCAAGGTCGAGGACTTCTCCCCGGACGCCAAGAACCCCCTCAAGTCCCCCGGCATCGACGGCGACGGAGAGGTCACCTGGGAGCCGTTCGGCGGCATCGAGGCCGGCGTCGACTTCGCCCCGGAGCAGAAGGCCAACGACAAGACCATCTGGAACTACCGCGGCGGCATCTACGACTCCTACGACGACATCCGCAAGGACACCGGCTCCTTCATCGCCGTCGACGACAACGCCGCCACCACCAAGACCCGCCTCCGTGGCGGCCACATCGTCAAGAACGGCGCCCTCTACGAGGAGGTCATGGGCGACGAGGAGGTCATCGCCCTCACCTACCTCTTCCGCCGCGGCTCCAAGGTCAAGGGCATCTACATCGCCCGAGCCAAGCTCGCCGAGCCCGCCGCCTTCGGCCGCTTCAACGGCACCGACCTCGACGGGTGGACCTTCAAGTTCAACTACCTCTCCATCCCCCGACCCTTCACCATCACCAAGCCCGCCGAGGGAATCGAGGTTGTTGACCCGGGGGAAACCCCGGCCCCGGTCGAGGGCTAGTTCCCCGTCCGGGGCTCTACCCCTCGAAAACACTCAAGCCCAGCAACGGGAAGTGATCCCGGGAAAGGAAGATCATGGCTGACATCTACAAGCCCACGGTCTACGTCAACAATAACGAGCCGAACATCGAGGCCGACAACCTCAACAAGGGCGAGAACGCCATCGCGGACCTCTCCGCCCGCGTCAACGCCATCGAGACCGACGGTGGGGGTGCAGGCGGTGGCGAGGTCACCGCCGCGTCCATCACCGACGCCACCGACACCGGACGCAAGGTCCTCACCGCCAAGGACGCCGCCGCGGCACGTACCGCCATCGGCGCTGGCACCGGGTCCAGCAACCTCAAGATCGGCACCACCGCCACCGACGCCAAGGCCGGCGACTGGAAGCCCGCCTGGGCCGACATCACCGGCAAGCCCACCATCCCGGATATCACCGGCCTGGCGAAGAAGACCGACCTTGACGCCGCCCTCGCCCGCATCAAGACGCTCGAGGACGCCGCCGCCCCCGCAGAGGGCGGCGAGTAGCACC